CTCAGTGAATGCCACGTCGGAGTCTCCTCTCCTGTTTCCGCCCGCTGCTGTCGCGTGGGCGTGGTCGTGGTTCGCATCTCCCGAGTGAGAGTGCGAATGTCCGTGCGAGTCGTCGCCGCCCTGCGACCCGTAAGCCGGGTGCGGGTGCGAATGAGTGACCGGGCTGTCAGCCGACCCGGCTATGCCGTGCCCGGCCCCGGCTGCCGCCGTGTCGTCGGCATCGTCGTCGTCAGGGTCGGTAATGCCGAGCAGGTCCATTAGCTGATCGGCGATCGCCTCAGCGGCCGTGATCAGGTCGAGTGCCTGCCCGACGTCCGGCTCGACCGACGACCGGTCAATCCCGGCTGACAGTTGCGATGCCTGGTCGAGTGTCGCGTCGAGCGAAGCGATCAGCGCGGTAGCCGACTCATCAGCATCAGCGGCTGCTGCCTTGATCTGCTCGCGCCGGGACTTCAGCGCGCCCAGCCGGTCGGCCACTTCCGGCGGCGGCTCCGGCTTGCCGACCTTCCGGGACGCGGCAGCCGAACCCCACCGGATACCGGACCCGTGCCCGGCCTTGACGTCCACGTATTCGACCTCGACCTCCTGCGCGCTGCCGAACGCGACGTCGCCGCCGGAGATCGTCAGCGGAACCCGGTACACCTTCGCGGTCGCTTCGTCGGAGACAATCAACTGCGGCGGGTCAAGCTGGATCTCAGTGATCCAGTAGGAGTAGGGCGTCGCGTCAGCGTCGTAGTAGGCACGCCGGACGTCTTCGGTCGTCACTCCGGCTGCCAGCGCTATACCGGGCATCTTGTCTCCCTGTCTGCTAGCGGCTGCCTGTACTGCGCCGAGCCCGTACAGCGCGGCGACGTCGTCTAGGTCGTTGAGCACGCCGACGCCCGGCGGCATCTCGCCGAGCAGCGCCAGCGCCGTGATCACGAACGGATGGTCGTGGCCGATCTGGCAGCGGAAACCCCACGTCGCCTCGATCGACCGTTGCGGGTAAGCCGACGACATGACAGCGGCCAGCCAGCCCGGCATGCCGGCCAGGTCTCCGGTGATCTTCTGACCGCCCGAGGCTAGGGCCATGTTGGCTACCCGGCCGACCGCCGGCCAGTGGACGTCGGTCTCCGCGTGCGCGATCTTCAGGATCGGCGACCCGACCGACGGGCATTGCGCCGCCTCGACCGCGGCAGCTAGGTCGTCGGTTGTGAACGTTGCCTGACCGGTCGATAGCTCCCACGTCCCGGCAGCGACGATATCGACGTCGGCGATCGTTGCCAGCGCGGGCAGGCCGGTGGTGGTGGTCATCCGATCTCCGCTCCTGACCAGACGCCCATGACCGTGCCCCGGCAGCGGAGCCCGCCCTCGCAGTCGATAAACCCGCCGTTGACGTAGGCCGCCTCGGCCTCTTCCAGCGACCCGAATTCGACGCCGTCCTCGCCCTGGCACGGGTCGCAGGTGTTCTGATCAAGGATCTCGGTTGCCACGTAGGCCGCATCTCCGGCGGCAGCAGGAGCAGCAGCCATCGCCGCGATCCGGCCCATGTTCTGCGCCGCGCTCAGAGCCGCGCCGAGCTGGTCCCGCAGCGACGTTTGCGACAGCCCGTTGAGCCGGACCAGGACGTAGTCGGCGACGTCGTCTCCGGCCTGCCCGCCGCCGTGCGGATGCTTCGGCCCGGCTGCCTTAGTGACCTGTAGCGCTGCCTGCCCTGCCTGCGCTGACAGGTACGCCCCGGCCATCGCCGCACGGGCCGCCGCGACCTTAGCCAGCGACGGCCGGGACACCTTGACCCTGGCCGGGTCGATCGTCACGCCCTGGTGGCCGGCCTCGCGGATCATCTCCTCTGCTGCCCGGCCGGCCAGGTTGAGCATCGAGGCTTTCAGCAGCCCGGCTCCGGCTGTCGTATCGACCGGCAGGCTGGCGAGTTTGGCGATCTTCCCTTGATCGACTGCCTGCGAGACGGCGTCGGCCAGGGCGTCCCGTTGCGCGGCGAAAACCTGCTGCGGCCACTGGGCTAGCAGCCAGTCCACCTCGGATTGCCATTGTGCCTGCACTAGCTGCGGGTCGAACCCGGCCTTGACCTCGACCGGCGTCAGGTTCCGCCGCAGCCCGAACGGCGGCGGAGCAGCAGCACGGGCAGCAGCCGGGGCCTTAGCCGGTCCGGTCGGCTGCGTGGCCGGGCTGCCCGGAGCAGGAGCGGGCAGCGGGTTGCCGTCCGGTCCGGTCAGGATGCCGCCCGGTCCGATCTCGCCGCCGCCGGGAGGCTTCGGCAGCGCTTCGGGTGGCGGGGTCTGCCGTTGCGGCATCCGCCATGCGTTCCGGACGTACGCCTCCAGCTCCGGGTCGGCCGTGATCGCGCCATAGGCCAGCAGCCAGTACAGGGCTTGCGCTGTCACTTCGTGCTGCTGGCCTACGTCGGTGCAGACGATCCGCGGAGCAGGCTCATCCTCGCCGTAGTTGACGTCAACCAGGTCCGTCACGATGCCGGGCATGCCCGGATAACCGGACGTCGCCTCGGTTGCGGTGTCGTCGGCCAGGCCCTGAAGCGCCAGCATGAACAGGTCGAGGAACGTCTCACCGAGAGCACGGGAGCCGATCTCGGTCTGCCCGAGATCAACGACCCCGGCTAGCGCCATTTTCGACATCTGCTGGTCTAGGTACTTGACGAACGCCAGCGCGTCCGGAGTCGAGCCGGTCAGCCCGGCCAGGCTGAATTTGTAACCCGGCGGCAGGCCGGCTCCGGTCTGATCCCCGGCCCGCATGCCGGAGGCAAGCTGCTGCGCCTGGTTGACCATCGCCTGAGTTGCGCCCGGCGGAGCCTCGACCGTCGGCACGCCCATGCCGAACCGGCGGATAGACGTCGCGTGCACCCGCCAGGTCTCATGCTTCAGCAGCCACGGGCCGAACGCCGGCCGCAACGGCGAGATCCCAGCCCACGCCGATCCTTCGATCTCATACCCGTACCAGACCAGCCGGGCAGCCGGGATCGGCTCCGGCTGCGTCGTCTGCACGACCTCGCGGACCGTGCCGTCGTCCTGAAGTTTGATATAGGCCAGCGTCCACGGCATGCGCGGGCCGAGGTTCGCCAGGTGGTAGAGCCCGTCCGGAGCCAGCTCATACCGGCGTTCAAACGGCATATGCCCGAACACCAGTTTTTGCAACGACTGCCGCAGATGCCGGGTCCACACCACGCCCCGGCGGCGGGCCGGGCCGGGCTTATCGTCGGAGCCCAGGATCGGCAGGCCGAGATCGTCGGCGACATGCTGCGTGACTTTCTGCCGGCAGCCCGTGCCGTCTACCACCCAGTTAGCCCGCAGCAGCGGGTAGATGAACGCGGACAGCACCGCGCGCAGTTGCGGGTCGTGCCGCATCCGCCCGTACGTGATAACTGACTGCGGCCAGATCAGGTCAGCGGCAGTTTCCCACCACTCGGTCAGCAGACCCTGGCCCCAGGTGCCCCAGTAAAAGTCGGGTTTGCCGATCTCGACCGTCGGCGGAGCCGCGTTGCTGCTAGCACGCGGCGGGACCACGGCGCTCCTATCGGCGCGAGTCCAGCCCCCGGACTGCTGCCGATGGTAACTGATCGAGCCGGGATCGCCTACCAGGCAGCGCGCATCAGGTCAATGTCGCCGTGCCCGTCACCCGCGCCGCCGGTCGCTGACAGGGCAGCCAGAGCGACCGCCCGTTCGTGATCGGTCGGCCTCGAGGTCGGCGGGTTCGTCTGCGGCGTCCACTCATGCGAGATGACCCGCGCGGCATAGGCCAGGACGTCTACCTGGTCGTCGTTCGTGCCGGTCGGGAACGCGGCCAGCTCGTCGCACCACTCATCGAGCCAGTCGCCGCGAGTGCAGTTCCCGCATTCGCAGCCGGACGTCTCGGCCGGGAACCATACCCGGCCCGCGTGCACGCGGCCTGCTGCCGGGATCGCCCGCGTGACCTTATCGGTATCAGCGGTCAGCGGGGCGACGGGCATGCCGGCCGCCTGCGCGTCCTGCGTCAGCGTCTTAGACCACCATGACTGCTCGACGTAACAGGTATCGAACCGCCACCGGGCGCGCAGCGGCTCGACTAGCCCGAACTGGTCATGGTCGGCGATCCGGGCGCGCCGCCGGTCGAGCAGGATCAGATCCCCGGCAACCGACACGCCCCATACCGCGCAGACCGTGTAGTCGGCGCTGGTCTTGGTCGAGGCGGCGACGTCCACGGTGGCGAACCGCCAGCAGTCGGCCAGCATGACCGGCTGGCCGTCGAGCAGCAGCACGGTCCGGCCGTCCGGGCTCGGCCCGGCCAGCCGCCAGTACCGGAATGCTGCCCGGCGGAAGAAATTGCCCTCCGGCGCGGTCGGCGACTGCTGGTAGATCCCGGCGAACGTATACGGGCTCATGGTGGCCTGTAGGTTCCGGAAGTGACCCGGAGCCCGGCCGCGCACGGACACTAGCTCGGTACCCGGCGGCCGGCCGAGCGGGTCGTCGGCTCCGGCGATAGCGGGGATCGTGATGCGTTTCCACCGCAGCGGCGACGGCCGGGCTGCTATCCGGCCGGCCAG